GTATGCAAACCAGCATCCAGGTGGGGCGGTAAACGGGTCGCTAAAATATTACTCAAAGAGATTAAAAAAAATAAGCCTGAAGCCATCGGTATGTCCGCTAATCAGATCGGCCTACCCTATCGCGTGGCGGTGGTCCATGTCAAGGGTGATCCGATCATCCTAATCAATCCCATGATCATTGAAAAGAGTGATCCTATCAAAGCCACTAAAGAAGGCTGTTTGTCGTACCCTGGTCAAGAGTTTAGGGTCCCACGCTACGGCAGGATCGTAGTGGAGTCTAAACTTGGCAGGATAGAAAGCGGTGGCAATGCAGATACATGGGAAGAACATTTAGAAACAATAGCCATTCAGCACGAAATAGATCACTTGAACGGGATCACGATCATGGACAGCGGCCTAAAGCCTGTCATATCAGACTTAAAGACAGGCCGTAACGCCCCTTGTCCCTGCGGATCGGGAAAGAAGCATAAGAAGTGCTGTCTGTCAATTTAAATTTAACAATGGTGAATCTCTTGCCGTTGTTGGTGAACAGGCCACTATCCTGTGGCCTAAACAGAAAGGGGGCTGGCGCATCCCGGCCCCTTTTCAAAAGGAGAATAGCATGAAAGTAAGTGAATGTTGCGGTGCCAATTTTGCCGAACCTGGCTGGCCCGATAGCGATCTATGTACTGCCTGCGGTGAACACACCGGAGCCGTAGATCAGGACGAACCTTCCATTGTTGTAATGGAAATGCCGCCCAAACCAGTACAACCACAGATTGATTACATAAAAGTGGATCTATTAAAGGTTATTGATAACCTGGAAGCCCTTGAACAGAAGGTGATCAATCTTAATTATAAAGTTAATCAACACATAAAGGAAGGCCACATACCACATGAAGTTACGCAGAATGTTGGAAGTCGTATTGTCTTTGATCCCAGCGGCGATAGTAGCCGGGGTACTATTGGAGATAATTAGGACGGTCTTTTTTTAGTCTTTATAACTATCTCAACACGCGGGCGCGGAGAGTAATATTTCCGCGCCTTTGTTTTATATATTACTTTATCGTCAAAAGGCAAGCAATCCAGGTAGAACTTAATCATGTTATCAACATCCGGTTTATTGGTATGCGGATATGTTTCATCCTGCATCAATGCTTTCTTTTTTTTAGTGTAGCTTTTAGGGATCGGCATATAAAAGGCAAGGGCCACGCTTAAAGCACCAGTTGGGGTGAATGAGGAGGCGTACTGGTTCATCAGCGGTATGATAACTGACTTATCCTTCTTGGAAGGATCATAAACATAACCCTTGCCAAATTTGTGCCGTTTTTGAGCCTTTGGCTCGTGATCAATGGTAAAGCTAATTTTCACGCCATTAAAAGGGCAGATCAGCCGCTTTGGGCTTAAAATCGTCCTTATAGGCATAATGAGTATTACCCTTTTCGCTGGGTTCCCGGCGTTCTGCTATGGTGATGTTCACCCATCCGTTATCATCTGCGTGTTTTTGCAATTCATCAACATGGAAGGCGCAGTTTAGAACACTACCACCATCCTGGAACTTGTGTTCTTTAATTGCACATTTGTCAATGTAGGTTTTTGGACTTGCCATTAGGTTTCTCCTTTGTTGTGTATTTAATATATCCAGGCACAACGAAATGTAATGCTGGACATACGGAAGTATTACTTCGCCTGGCGGCGTATGGTAATTTTATTTTAATCTTGACCTGGTGATGCGTGTTTTTGTTCATAATCAATTATCTTATTTTTAATGGTTTTGTAATCATTTAATAATTTCATGTACGGTGATTTCCAGTTCTGATCGGTGGATTCTGTTGGATACGGCGTATTGATTACCTGGTGCAAGGCGTTACAGACCAATTCCACTTCCGCTTTAGTGGCCTTAATAGTTGCAATAACTCCAGGCGTTTCCTTTTTATCTACCATTCCCTGACTCGATCAACAATATGAGCCAATAATAAGAACGCACCAGCAATCAAAGCCAGCCATATTATAGCGGCAACCCCAAGAATTAAAAAATCACTGATCCATTTTGCGATTTGCATAACCATATTATTCCTCCTTATGAAAAACAGTTACTCATTTATTATTTTAACATATTTGGTTTCTAATCTTTCTTTTTTAGCCAATAAATGATTTATCTCACCCTCTATATCCTTTACATCATTGACTATCTTACATAGCTTTTCATGTCTAATCTTATTGTATGTAAGAAAAGGGCTTAACCATTCAGGGTTTTCTGTTGTCCTTGTTATTCTTTCCCCCGTTATAGCCATATTAACTGTATGTTCCACATCAATCTTTTTATCAAGAATGTCCCGTATATACTCTCTCACTTCTTTACAATCATAAAACCATTCACCCGTTACACGATAATCTGCTAATGTATTATGAATCTTTAATTCGTGATCCATTGTTCCTTTGACTGTCCCAATAATCACCAACCCATGTGGGTTTCCTGTCTGCATTTGTTTTTTTCTTTTCAAAAGACCATTGTATGTATAGCCTATCTTTATTTTATCTAATGACTGCATAAAATAGATCATTATATCTATCCTTATTTAAAATGTTTTTCAATATACCAATGCACCAGGGCCGCAATTAAAATACAACCAAACAATATAAGCAATGTACCTACCATATCCACCTTGAGAGTCTAAAACATATAAGTTTCCACCACCTTTGCCATAAAGGTCGAACATTTGATCTTTTATCAAAATAACACTCTATGAACCGGTCCCTGTCATCACCATAATCACCATTCTGAAGCTGGTCCAGTATTTTCATTAGAAATTTAAGCCGAAATTATGCTTTTCGATGTCTGCATACTTATCAGACAGCTTGTGTAAATTGATGAAGTGCTGCGCCCCTACAAAATAATATTGCCAGAAAGGTTTGTTAGGATGATCAACATGAATGAAGTGCGCCAGGGCCTTCTTTCCGCTGTTCTTTTTATATATTACCATTGCACCCTGGGCGGACAATGGTACGATCTCATCCACAGTAAATATTTCACTGGTTACATTCTGCGCCCTGGACTTTTTTGAATACCGGATTGCAATCTGATCAGCCATATCTTTTAAGGCCAAAGCCACTTCCTTTCTCATATCGGACACCTATCCCCTCTTAATTCACCATTGCTGGTCTTTTTTATGTTATCTCTTGAATCTGCACGCATTTCTTTGTGTTTGGCTACAGCTTGCAGATGTTCACTTTTTATGTCGGGGTCCATTTCTTTATCCGCCATACTCTGCCAAAACTCAATACATTTCGTATGGAACAGTACCGCACCATCTTTCTTAAAATTTATACACAGCGAAAACATATTCCTCACATCCTCATCCGTCATTGCGCCCCAATCTTCTTCATGGTCCAATGCAGGCGCGTGATAATCTTTAGCGTATTTTTTAAAATGTTCCCTGGCTTCTGTAATGGAAGGCAGATAGTTGGGGCGTAGTAATTGTATAAAATCCTGCCATCCGTCATCCAGGGCCTGTGGCCTGAAGGTACGCAAACCTTCAACCCACTGCTTTATTTGTATGGTTTGAAGCCGTATTCTGCCGTTATTCAGCGCTTTTAGGTAATTATTGAACTCTTCTATGTATTTGCCCTGGATATGGCTGGAATAGGCCAATTTCTCACCATCCGTCATTTTACTGAAAGGTTTATTGAAATCAGATACCATCGCTATAATCTATATCTATATCACCTACCGGTCCCGTAGCTATGCCGTACAACCTTATCCAGCCGTCAAGTATGCCCTGGATCGAAGCGTCAAGTTCCCGAACCACAGCAGTAAGATCGTCAATATACTTTTTCTTTAATTCGCAATCGGGAACATTCTCCAATAGCGAAAGCCAGCTTTTTAATACATTGGGATTCGATGGTGGCCTGTTGTACTTGGCCCATTTAGGCAAATAAACAACATTATACTTTTCGTCAAAGACAAGCATATTGCGATCCTTGAGTTCCTGCATGGCGTTTATGAATTTATCAACAGGCCAGCGCAGATGATCCAGGCACGCTCCAGACCCAACACTATAAAACCCAGGCAGGGGCGTCTTGATCGGCCCACACAGGAAGAACAGCCACAATAGTTGCCCTTCCTGTGTCAATGACTTGAAATCGGCAGATACCCAAGTCCTGACCGATACTTCGTAATACCTCATTCCTGAATTTTAGCCTTTAGCTTATTGATAGTCTCGTCAGCTGCTTCCGATGTATGACTCTCCACACTGATAGCCAGCCAGGTATCAACCGCTGTTTTAACATCTTTACAGGATGGGTGGCTTGAGAGTTCGATAATCTCTTCCCGCTGTTCATCCGTCATTGCATTTGTTATTGGCGCTGGTCCAGGAATAGGATCACCCTCACCGCCACTGTTGCTTTGAAGTAACTTGGCCCTGTTGACAGTATAAGCATCATTATTTTCTTCTTCTTTAGGCGCCTGTTCCTTCTTGGCCTGGGCAACCTTTTCCTTGAGTGCCTGTGCCTTGTCCGTTGTTTTGGACTTCAGCCCCTGGTCCTGTTTATCATCACCGTTCTTGATAGGGATAGCTTCAGCCTGTTGCATCTCATCAGTTGAATAGATACCTGACAGATCATTAGGGAAGGCTTTACGCAAGGCCAGTGCTTCCGCGCATTTACCCAGCATCAGATAGGGCATTTTATGCCACATGAAAGATTCTTTTCCCTGTGGACAATACGCATCCCATAGAGCCGTTGCGGCAAACTCTACCCTGACACCATCAACAATTTTGTGTACTGTTGCTGTTGCTGTTTTAGGTGGACCTTCACCCGCCATTTCAAACATCGTTTTTGTGTCGTTATAGATGTAATCGTCATTGCCAGCATATTTGCCGGTGCGCTCTGCAATGGCGCGCAAACCATCTATCCCTGCCTGGATCGTTGCCCTGCCGCCACGCTTGATGAAATGAATCTGTTTACTCAATGGATCAAGGCCGGTTCGGCTGCATTGATACAAGAACAATTTTAACTCATTGTCTGTGGCGCCCTGGGCGACATTTTCTTTTATGGTTTCGATCTCGCTCTGTGAAAACTCGAAATCCTGAACCGCTACATTTGTGTTGTTTGCCATAGTAATCTCCTATATTGATCTTATTTTGAAAGGCCTGCTCACACTCTTGTAAGCATATTTATCGTACAACTCCGGATTATCGCTCTTTAAGGCCGTAGTTTTGAAACGGGTGGATTCTATCGGTTTGTAATACAAGCGAAAACCATTACAATCCACCAGAACCCGATCACCCAGCTGATCCGTGATCTCTTTTTTCTTTGTATTAACCAGGTCAGCCGCCTCTTCCAGAATCTCCTTTAATGAAGCATATTCGTTCAATAGCGCATCAAAAGATTCATCATACTCCGCACTCTCCGTTTCTTCCGGAACCAGGGCCATGAGTTTCCTACCATGACAGGTGTTGCGAAATTCACATAGGGTGCAGCGTTTGTCTTTAATGTCCAGCCTTTCAGGTGCGGGACCATTCTTAACCATCCTCCAGAACTTATCTCCCGTTTCTTTAATCTGTTGCCAGAACACGGGATCGGCATCAACATCGAAATAGCTAAACTCCCAATTATCGGCCCACAGGATCGCATAACTGCCCCACTTGCGACCTGTTGCCATAAGGTAGTGCTGTATCTGCCATATCCAATAATCAGGGATACCTTCTTCCTGTATTTTGTAATACATCTGTTTACCGACAGATTTACATTCCAGGACACCGGTACCGCGATCATCAAAAGTAAGAATCTCCGCGTCCAGGTGGCACATGGCCCAGGTATGTTCTTTATTGACAAGCATACGATTGACACGGCGAATCTTGCGCCCTGTCGCTTCAACATACTCATCCCTGATCAACTGTTCTAATTTGTGGCCCCTGGTCATTATGTTTGATTGTACCACAGGATAATCAGGTTCCTGGTCCGTTTTGTCATACCACAGCTTTCGGGCGCAACCATAGGGCTGTGAATTAAACAGATGATGAATGTCCGACCCGCCCAGGCCGGCCTTTCGTTCCTTTAGGAACTCTTCTCTATTTTGCATTGTTTACTCCTTGTGCGTGTTAAACAAATTTCCAAGCGCTATATAAATAATGTCCGGTGTCAGCCTTTTGACATTGCCTTCAACACAACGCGCAACCATCTTTCGTAAATCGCGTTCCATGATCTCATTGATCGTCTTTACCGCGTCATCACTGATCTGCACATTGCGCTCATTGAACAGTTTTCTTACGCCTGATGCTTTTATAATCATATTATATACCTTGATTTTGCCCCAAATTTATGGAGAAATATCGGTTTCTGCTAATATATTGTGCGAAATCTATATATAAAGTATAACCTTACACTGGAAATTCCATGTATTCATAAAACCATATACGATGTTTCTCCTGGTTGTTCTTTGCGGTGTGCAGCGCCAGGACTATTCTTGATTGATTGTTATAGGGGATATAAGCGAATATGTCTTTAGGGCTGTAATACGCGGCAACTATATCAACCCTGCCGGTATCCTTGTGCTTGTCCATATTCACTTCAATGCTGGTCTTGGTCTTTAATTTTTGACATGATTTGACCTGGACCCTGTGAAATTTGTTATTTGCTTCTACAATTAAATCTACACCGCCGTCATCAACAACGGGAACATATACATCATAACCCTGGCTGATTATGTCCGCAATTACCCTGCTCTCACCCAGCCAACCCTTCCTTATAGTAGACAGGGTACCCACAATTTTGCGCCTAAATCTCTATAGTGCGCCTGAACCAGCCATAATAATACTTGTAAAGTTTTGGCTTCCTTTCACATATCTTTACATAATACCTAATACGATAAGCCGCAAGCCGGCCTGATTCCAATTTGCTTTTCTTGACAGCTGCTATCGTCTTTGGCCCAATCTTGCCATCAACCACAAGTTTGGCCTTTCCTTTTGCATTGGTGGCCCGTTGCAATACTTTAACGCCGTTCGGGTATCCTATATTTACAACCATGTCCAGGTATTGCTCCTGTATATTGGCTGGTAACTTCGCGGCCCTGGACGGCCTATAATAGTGATCGTAATAGATCATAACCGCCTGTTGATACTGTAAGTTCTCAACATCAACATCCTTATGGGCGCGCTGACTTATTCCATAACGAGTGGTCCCACCAGGATCATCCGGATCGCGCGTTATCCTTGATCCGCCTTCTCGTTCTATTATCCGCGAAATATATTCTTCAAACGCTGCATCCATGTTATTTTACCCTTGTGTTTATTTTCTCGAAAATCTTTTAATATGTTCACATCACCTTTCATTTCGACATAATGACCAAAATTCTTTTCCAATAGATCCAGCCTGTGAACAATGGCCTGAATCG